ACCGGGGTTGATGCTGGCGAAGCCAAAACCGTTGCTGACCGGGTGCAGAAAGCACTGCCGGAGGGGATAAAGTTTGTCTACGCCCCGACACTAGTCGATGCTCCTGCCGCCTTTAAGAAAGCACTGGAGCGTAGCGGCCGCACCGCAGCCAAGGGCGCGGTCATGCCAGACGGCACGGTTATCGTAATTGGGGAAGCGCACAAATCTACGGCCGACCTGCAGGAAACTATCGCCCACGAACTGATCGGCCACTACGGCGCTGACATGGTGCTCGGCAAGGATGGGGTGCAGGCGCTTACGGACAAACTGTTTGGGCGCGGTCTGGATCACGTAGCCGAGGTGGCTGTGGGGCTGGGTGTTTACCCGGACATTGCTTCGGCGCGGCTCGCCGTGGGGCAAAGCACTGATACCAAAAACGTAATTGTCCGAGAGCTTATCGCCCGGGCTGCGGAAGGACGGCGCGTCGCCCCCACCTTTGCGGAAAAAGTTAAGACGTTTATACGGGACATGGTTGGCGCTGTGCGTGGCTGGTTCCGCAACAGCGGTCTGTCTGATCTGGCCAAGCAAGACACCAAGCAGATACAGGCCCTGATCCGCAACGCCGAACGCGAACTTAAGAACAGCCGCCCCGGAGTCTACATCTCCCCTGATGGCAATGCAGTCTTCCGTGATGGCGCTTCGTCTGACCTTGACTGGATGAGCGACACGTCAAAAGAAGTTTTGCAACGCGTCGTGGCACAGGAAAAATCGGCCATTGATACCGTCAAGGGTAACGTGCTGGGCCTGACTGGCGTGACGCAGTTTATTGACAGGACTGCCCCGTTCTTGGCAGCGCTGCAAAAGGGTGTGGCTACCAAGAAAATCTCGGAACTGGAAGCGAGCCAAGCGCGCTACTACCTTGTAGCACACGACAAACGGATGAACTTTACCCGCAACGTGGCTGCAAACGGCCCGCTGGAACTGAAGAAGTTTACCGAAGGTGCTGCCAACTACTGGATGGTGCAAAACAAAGAAGGCAAAGACAACCCCACCCTGCTAAAAATGTTCAAAGCGCTGGGCGAGTCGGGCATGAATGCCGACGAAGCAGGTAGGGTGTTTACCCTGTGGCTGGCTGCGCAACGCGTCAAGAACGAAGGTATCGGCGTTGAAGCGCTCAACTACGGTAAAGACAAGGACGGGCAGCCCCTGTTGACGGCTGAAAAGCTGCGCGGTGTGGAGAAGGATGTGGCGTCGCAGCCCAAGATTGCTGCGGCTTTTGAGAAAGCGCGTAAGGAGTACAACGCCTACAACGCCGGTTTGATTGACTTCGCTGTGCAGGCTGGACGTATTAGCCCAGAAGTTGCGGCAGACCTGAAACGCAAGAAGGACTACATCCCGTTCTACCGGCAGATGGGCGGAGAGGTCAAACTGTTTATTGGTTCCGAAGGCGCGCCGATTACGATCGGCAACTTGAAAGACCAACCGTATCTGAACGAACTGGTGGGTGGTGATAAGCCCATCCAAGACGTGTTTACCAGTTCTATCCAAAACACGCACATGCTGACGGACATGGCCCTGCGCAATATCACGACCAAGAACGTGGTGTATACCCTGCGCAAGCTGGGCATGCTAGAAGCTGGGCGCGGGGGTATGGTTGTTCGCCCCAAAGCAGGACCGGCGTCTCCCCTGACCATTCGCTTCATGGAGAACGGCGTAGAGAAACACGCTATTGTAAAAACCGAAGGCACCATCTTCGAAGACATCCCGGCCGAGCTTCTCGTCAAAGGTCTGGAGGGTGTCAAAACAACGTTCCCGGCAGCGCTGCAGTTGTTGGGTGCGCCGGCTAAACTGCTTCGCCGCTTTGTGGTGCTGAACCCGCTGTATCCGGTTCGGCAAATTATGCGCGACTCGTTGTCTGCATACGGCACGTCCGGTGCGGATTTTAATCCGATATTTGATCCGGTGCGCAACGTAGTCAAGGCAATGATCAAGAAGAGCCCGTCGGCCAAAGAACTGGAAGAGCGCGGGCTGCTGGGTGGGCAGTTGCTTGCCGGCGAAGGACTGGAGGGCATGTCCACAATTCTTCGGGGCGTTACCGGTGGCAAAGGTAACTTGTCTACCGCACTGGCGTGGCTGGAGTCCAAGAGCATGTACGCCGACGTGGGCACCCGGGTGTCTGCGTATGACAGCTACAAACGCATGGGTTTTAATGACCTTGATGCGTTCTTGGCGACCAACGACATCATCGACTTTAACCGGCGCGGTATGTCACCTTCCGTGTACTTTGCCAACACGCTGATACCGTTCTTCAACACGCAGCTTCAAAGCTTAAACGTAACTTACCGTGCGGCGCGTGGGCGCATGCCTTATGAAGAACGGCTTGATATCAAAAACAAGTTTGTTCGCCGGGGTATTGGTATGGCCGTTATGACGATGCTCTATGCGGCGCTGATGGAAGATGACGAAGCCTATAAGAACGCTACGCCAGAACAACGTTTGGCAAACTGGTTTGTGCGCGTGCCCGGACTTGATGAACCGGTGAAAATCCCGATCCCGTTTGAATACGGTTTCTTATTCAAGGCAATCCCCGAAGCGATTGTGAATACTGCTTTTGGTACAGATGAAGGTAAACCCATCGCCAAAGGGCTCGCTGCGCTGGGTTGGCAGTCGGTGCCCAACCTTATCCCGCAGGTCGGCAAGCCGATCGTTGAACTGGTTACGGGCGTAGATTTCTTTACTGGCGCGAGTGTAGAAACTTCGCGCATGCAACGCCTTGACCCTGTGGAGCGTTTCAAAGACGACACGACTGAGCTGGCTAAGCTGTTGAGCATGGGCTCACGTGCGGTGACTGCCGCCTCCAATGACACGATCCCGACAATCTCTCCTGTCAAAGTTGATCAGTTTGTGCGGGGTGTGGGTACGCAACTTGCGGTGGCTGTCATGTCAGCTGCGAACCCCATACTGCGCGATCCAAACACTCCGCCGTCGCCTGAAATGAAAGCGTCGAAGCTCCCCATAGTCGGTAGTTTGATGCAGCCTAACGACGGTAACCGCGTCATTGATTATGTCTATGAGCAAATGGGGAAAGCGGAGCAGGCGCGGAATACATACAACAAACTAATGGAAGAAGGCCGGGATGCCGAAGCCGAGCGTTATATCAATCGGGAAGCTGGGCGCATTGCCCTGTCCGACAGCGTGGCGGACTTCCGCAAGGAAATGAAAGACATCCGTGATGCCGAGGAAGCCATCAAACGCGACTCCGATATGACGTCAGAACAAAAACGGAACGAGTTGACGGAACTGCGCAAACTGAAGCTTCAAATTGCCGCCGACTACCGGGATATCATCCGCCAGTCTTCCGAGTAAACAGGACGCCGTGCTTCCCATCCCTGATACCAAACGCAGCAACCGCTTTGACTCGGCAGTGCAGGGCCGCCAATAACCCTGCCTGCCTTGTCTTGTGGGGGGCCAACGTCGGCACGAAGAAGCTACAGCCCGGTGGGGTCTGCGCCCACGGGTAGTGGACTTTCAGGTGCTTTTTCATCAATGTTCAGCTCAAGCAGTTCTGACTCTGGACGGCTGATCTTGATGGCGTTGACGCGCATCTGTGGGCCCTTGGTCTTGGCCAGCATGTCCTTCTTGGTGTAGTCCACACGATAGCTTTTCTCCAACTCCTTGCGCATGTCCGCGTAACCATACGACATACTGGAACAGAAACTCTTGAGCAGTGCTTCTTCTATGAAGAAGTTTACATATCCCGGGGTAACCCCCCGCTCCACGCGCCCATAAATTTCCGTGCGGGTGATGGACTCATCGATCACCCGGCTATCCCCAATGGACGCATACAATGTCTTTGACGCTTCATCCACGCGCACGTTGACGAACCGGCCGTAGTATTCACGGATGTAGGCGTTAAGCACATCTTCAGCGCTGCGGGCGCTGGTGCGCAGCACGCTGCGTGCGTCATCTACGAGCTTCTTAAAAAACGTAATCAGGGGTTGGATGGGTAGCGTGCAGATGTTGGCGTATTTGGGACCTGCCAGAATGCACCCCGCGATACACGCCGCCACGCCTGCATGCCAGTAGCGTTCGTCGTTGCTCATGTTGAAGTCATCGCGGATTTTGGTATACACCTGCTGGTAGACGGCCATTGCAGTCGCGCGGTTGAGCGACAGCCAGCGCGCATATACGTTGCCGGCCACGCCGTGGTTGAAGCGTAGGGACTTGATGATCTCGACTTCGTGAAGGTCCCACGTCAGCTTATCGTTGACAATCCACTCCAGCATACGGCGCAGCTCGCCCTCGCTGCTGTGCTTACGCCCGCCGGTCATGTAGTCCACTACGTGGGTGTTGGACGATACGACGATCAGAAGTGACCAGACCGAGGTGTTGATGCGCTCCTTGTTCGCGCCGCTCTCCATCCGCTCCTTGCCGCGCCCTTCAGCCATGTCAAAAACAAACTCTGGAAACCACTCAAAGTCCCGCCTGTTCTTGCTGGTTATCTCGTCCGAAATCAAGGGCAAGTTCTTGAGCAACCCTGCGCGTTGCTGCAGCGCAACAGGCGACGTAGATTTGTTGACGCGGTAGTCACGTGGGTGCCCCCAGATCGATGATGACAAGCTAAGCGCTAGCGTCTTGCCCGTGCCGGACTGCGTGGAGCCGGCGTGGAATGTCAGCCCGTCCAGCCCTGAGAACTCCATCAGCGGCGACCCGAACCCCGTCCCGCATCCGATACTCAGCACGTCCCACATTTTGCGGCTTACCAGCATATCGACATATTTGCGCCACGCTTCCAGCGTGCCCTTACTCTGGCACCCATATGTCACGTTCTCCAACCCCGGCATGGGTATCTGGCGCACGGTGTTGTCCACCATGAATATTTTGCCGCCGGCAACAAAGCCGCCGTCAGCCTGCCAACCGTAGCTAGTCGGTACCGGTATGGCTTGCCTGTTTGTGGAAGTATCTTCTACACAACCACGGACGTAGTCGAATAGGTTCTTGTCGTTACCCGCCCCGTAAGAGGCGATGATGTTCTGCGAAGCCAGCGCCCGGACCGTTTCGTCCTTGCTGACCACGGCCTTCTGCGGCAGCGTAATATTGACTGTGCCTTCAGGGCGCATTGCCAGCATGTAAACCACGTGCTCCCCCGCCACGTTAAGCAGGTCTACGGCAAACAAGTCGTACGGAAGCACCAGCACCTGCTTCTTGATGACGTTCTTTTCTTCATCCTGCGTTTCCACTTCGCGGTAGACACCCCCGTTCTTGCCGTAAGAGAAGCCGCGCGGTGGGGTTGGGCGGGTTACTACGACCGACGTAGGCGTGGCAAGGTTGGGCTCCGCTGCCGGCTCTAACACGATTTCCTTTGCGGCGTTGTCAGTGGCCAGCTCCCTGCCCAGAAACAGCGGGTTGGTGATCTTGCCCCAATGCTGGCATCCCGTGCATACCCCCGGGTTCTCGCTGTTGAATTTGGTGCAGGGGTAGGGCCCCTTGATCTCACGCCACTTCTGGGCAGTTCTGTTTTCGTCGTAGGGGTGCATCGCGGACAACCTGCGCGCCGCTTTCTCCCCGTCACTGCAAGACTTGGCCAGCGACAGCAACCCCCGCCACAACGGCTCCATACCGTCGTCGGAAGCGTTCTCAATGTAGTGCGCAAGTTGCGCGCATCCGCTACCATTGATTGTTCTGTTAAGTATATTTTTGAAAACTGTTACGCTGTTCTCCACCAGCTTGATCTGTGTGGCGTTCTCACGGCTACGCTTGGGTCGTTGCCCGGGTATCAGAGATAGCGGCTCCGCCGCCGCCGCAGGTGCTGCGCCCGTGCCTACTGCTTTGGTAAATGCGCCGAAGTCAAAGTGTGCGCCTGTGGACAGAATCTTGACCTTGCGGGGATTGGTCTTGTTCTTCCAGTTGCTGGTGCCCGGCACCCGCAAAACCCTAGCAGCATCCGCAGTAACGGTGTAGTCAATAGCCAGTGCGTGTTTCTTACAAAGCAGCTTGAGCGCTTCGGCCGCGTTGCGCCACTCTTTGATGGGCACGTTGTCCGTGAACGGCCAATATACGTGTAGCCCGCCACCGGAAGATACTACCCATGGATTGCCAAGGATACCCAGCTCTGTCTTTTGCAGAAACTCGTCCAGCGCAGTAGCGGCAGCTTGCTTTGATGGGTAAGCTTTGCCTTCACCACAATCGATATCCATGAAGCAAGAGCGCATGTAGAGTGCGTTACTGATAGTGCGACTGCCGCTCTCGACAAAGCTGCCCAGCGCAAAATAGGTATCAAAGTTTTTGGCGTTGAATTCATCCAACGCGGGCGCGAACTCTTTTACGTCTTGTACGAAAACGTGTTGTTTCTTCTTGGTGCTTAGTTCCGCTATGCACAAATAACCGGCGGACGGAACCACAGCCGCTATAAAATCAAGCGGTGTCATGAACCTCTCCTCTGGTTATCTGCGTTGTTTCAGTTTTTTATGTTGAATCGAGAGCACGCTTTTCTCCAAGCTTGTTCAGCAGTCTGTGCGCCTTTGAGAATTTCAATAACGTCAGCAACGCGGCTGCGGTAATACGGCGCAACCGGGCTTCCAACAAACCAGTTGTAGACAGTCTGGCGCGTAGCGCCGGTAGCCTTGGCAACTCGAATTACGGAAATTTTCAAACGTGCTGTTTCTTTGCGCAGTTCTTCACACAAAGTTAGCGGGTCAAGCGTGTAAGTCTCAACGGTTTCTTCTGTATTTGTCATGGTTAAGGGCGGGGGCCGAAGCCCCCTGTTTCATTAGTCGTCGGTATCCCATTCCTGCACGAGCGCAGCAACCGCTTTTGACTTCGGTGCCGGCGTCTCGGCGGCCTTGCGCACAGTGGGTTCGTCTACTTCTTCATCCTTAACCTCGGCCTTGGCTTTAGCTTTCTTGGCTGCTTTGGGCTGTGGGGCCGGTTCTTCGTCATCATCCATCGCCGGAGTCGGCGCGGGCAGCGCAGCAGCTTTGGATTTCGCCGCAGTGGACGGCTGATACTGCGTAGGTGCAACAGCCTTCTTGGAAGCGTCCGACTCCGACTGCGCGGACACGCCTTCGAACTCCTCGTCCGTCAGCCAACGCATGGCTTTGAAGAACAGCTTCGGCGATTCTGCCTTGGTATCGAAACGCATACGGGTGATGACTTCGTTGGGCTCGATATTCTGAGCGCTCAACCAGCGCGCATACGCTTGCAGCGGGAAGTTACCGTTCTCCTCCTTACCGAACAGCGATTTTGCAGGAATGACTACCTGCATGATGTCACCATCCATATCGTTCGCAAGGGTTACAGCAATGCGCTGCGAGAAGCGGCAAGCACGGGTGTCACCTTCGCCGCTACCTTTGACATTCTGCGGGCAGTTGGCGCACGTGGCGGACTGCGGGGACGGTACGTTGCTGTCTGGAGCCTCACCATTCTCTGACCAGCAGGACGGCCCTGCATTCTCGTTCTCGCTGTATTTCGCAGCATAGAAGCTACGCTGCACAGTGGGTGCTGCGTTGACAATTACAACGTCAAGATAACGATCATCGATCTGCGCGATTTCTTTGCCGTCAGCAATAAGACGGAACACACCGCCTTTGATTGAGATGCGACGCGGGAATCCACCGCCACCACCGCCCGCGAGAGCTTTGGTAAGCATGCCCTTGCCTTCGCGTTTGCGCGCGAACGCCGGGAGTTGAGTGGGGTTAAAAGTGGCTACTTCGTTGGCCATAGTGTCCTCTTAGTTGGTAGGTTTACGAACAGTTACTTCATACTTCGAATCAGAGTTGAGCCCGGGCGGCAGCAAGTCCGGGTTGTCCTCCAAAAACTTGGCCATGTTCTTCTGCGCAATGCGCCGCTCAAGAAGATCAACAGCGTCGTTTTGTACAACAAACTTGTGGAACGATTCCCAGTCATGCGTCTCGTAGCGGGTTTTGATGCTCATGATCACAGTGCCGTAATCAGTGCGAACTGACTTGACGCCAAGTGCTTTCATGTTGTCCCGCATAGCGCTGGCGACTTCGTCGCGTTTGGTCTGAAGGTCTGCGAGTGCGGCTTCGTATTCTTTGGTCAACGCTTGCATCTTGCCGCGAATTTTCAAGTAAACCTTAGCAAGCGTGTCCATAGGTATAACATCATTTTCTGACACGTCGATCTCCTTCGTTGTATGTTTAGTAGGCCGGTCTTTCCCGGCTGTCAGCATGCACCCCATTGGGAGAATCATCGAAGACGATTTTGGTCACATGCAGGCGCGGTTGTTTGCAGTATGCGTAACCTGCAGCGGGGCACACTCACGCCTTATGCCTCCGTTTTCTACACGTAAAACATTTTACACATGGATTTTTGCATCCGCAAGCTCCTCCTCGTAAAGTTTGATCAAATCGGTATGGTCAAGTACCCGACCCTCCAGTTGCTTAAACATACGTCGCTCAATCTCACTGCCTTGTATATGAATAACCGTAACGCTGTCGCTGGTTTGCCCTTGACGGTCTGCGCGAGCGCAGCACTGCACGTAGGTCTCCACGCTCATGACGGGCCCCCAGAAGATCACCGTGTCGGCTGCCGTCAACGTAACACCATGAGAGGCAGACTGCGGTTGGATGACCAGCACGCGCGGGTCGGGCGTGGTTTGAAACTCGTTGAAAATCATGGACCTTGTGGATGCTGTTACATCGCCGTGTATCTTCTTGTTGCTAACTCCGTTGGCTGTAAGGAAGTCGCTGATAGTGTTGATACTGTGGCGGTAGGGTGCAAACACCAGCACTTTGCGTTGCGTTTCTTCCAATGCTTCCAGTAATACGTTGAGGCGAGGTTTGCAGTCAAACTCCACTACCTCCATCGTGTCCGTGTAGGCTGCGCCGGCACTTATCTGCAACAGCTTATTAACAGATGCCGCCGCGTTGATTGCGGTGATAGTTTCGCCGGCAGCACTGACCAACATCTGGTCTTTCAGTATCCGGTAGTATTTAATCTGCTGCGGGGTAAGTTCTACCTCACGGGTGACGGTTATGACAGGCGGCAAGTCAAGGCACTGTGCTTTCGTAAAACGTATTGCGGGTTGCAACGCTTCGAACACTGTGCTGTCTGCATTGTCCTTTGGCACCCACTTGAACTTGGTGATCTGGCGCATGACTTTGTCACGCCACGCTGTAGAGAAGCGCGGTACGGCAGTAGGGTTAACCAGCTTGGCAAGTCCGTACGCATCCTCTGGTGATTGTGCTGCCGGCGTGCCCGTCATCAGCCACAGAAACGTTTCCGGCTTCAACAGTTTGTTCAGCGTCTTCCACCGGCGAGTGCTGGTGTTCTTCCACGCGTTGGCTTCATCACCAATGATCAGGTCAAACCGTCCATCCTCCGTAATGGCGTTGGCGATCATGGGTAGGCCGTCATAGTTGCATATGACGATCTCGTAGTCGTTATTGATTATTTCAATGCGCCTGTCCGACTGCGAGTGATAAGCAATAGCTGCGGTGCGGTGTACAACACTTTTAGCAATGTCGCCCATCCACGCAGATTGCATAATAGAGAGCGGGCAGATGATCAACACACGCCTCACTTCCCCCACGGTCATCAAGTAATCTGCAGCCCATAGAGCCGACAGCGTTTTGCCAGTGCCGGGTTCAGAAAACACGAAGGCGCGGCGGTGCAGCGTCAAGAATGACGCGGTTTCTTTCTGGTGAGCGAATGGTTTGTATTTGCCGGGCCATTTGTAACTGCGCAGGATGGGCGAGGGAACTTCGCGCACACCCAGATTCTTGAGCACTCGCGCTTCGTCCAGCCCCCAATACACCGCAACTTCATGCAAGCCGTTACCTAAGTCTGACACGTGCTTGCTGCGCGGTATGACCGCGTACTTGTCAGGGTACCTTGTGCGCAGTACCAGCGCTTTGTTGTCAACGATCTGCATGGAACGAAAACTTTATGACTTGTTCTGATGTAGTGGGAATACCTTCGACGGACATCGCTTTGTTTTCAAATAAATACAGGCTCAGGTCTACCCAAAACTGCTCAATTTTTTCATCTGCTTCAGTCGAGTAAGACATTTTTAGAGTGTCCTGCGTTCTGTCATAAGAACCTGTGCATATAACAGGTTCTTTACCAAACCGTGTTTTCCAACACAGCAGAAGATCGTCTACACTCCACGACGCAAACTCCGGATATTGTTCTCGGAACTTTGATTTAAACAGGG